GAAGAAGAAGAGGAAGTTGATCCCTATGCTGCTGTCATTGCAGAACTGAAAACCTGCTATGAGTATTATGCATTGGCAGTGGACGATGAAGAGGGTAAAACTGCTGAGCTTGCACACGCAGCATCACAGTTGCTCACCCTTTACATGGGTGAAGAAGCAGCTTCTGATTACTTCTGGAACCTTACTGCTAATGTTTGGAACGAGTGGGCTGAGTAAGACTAGCTCTTGATGTGGAAACCCTTGTTGCTTAAGTGGCAGGGGTTTCCAATCTAAAAAATTAAAATAAGGAATGAGATGGATTTAGATTTTTATCAGACAGAAGCAATGTCATATCGTATTGACAGTGCTAACGAAGCCTATGCCCTATTTAATTTGGCAGCAGAAGTTGGAGAAGTATTGGGCCTTGTAGCTAAACTCATCCGCGATGGGGCAGGTGAAAAGGACATGGCAGAACTGATGAAGAAAGAACTTGGCGATGTTATGTGGATGGTTGCTGCTGTAGCAGACGATGCAGGACTAAGCCTGTCGGAAATCTGTACAGTTAATCTAGAAAAACTAGCCGACAGAAAAGCCCGTAATAAAATTATGGGTAGTGGGGATGAGCGGTAAACTCTAGTATAACTGCTTTCCCTATGGGAGCATTGGCTCCCTTTTTTTATCTTTCAAAACAGGAGAATTATGAACGACATCCAAACCCCTTGGTCATCTGTTGGCTACCTCACATACAAGCGCACCTACTCACGCCGCCTTAACGAGACTGATATCAATAGCCCAACAGAAGAATTCATCGACACCATTAAGCGTGTGGTGGATGCAACTAATGACCAACTAGGTTGTAACTTCACAGCAGAAGAGCAAGCACGGCTCACTAAACACTTCCTTGAACTCAAGGGCAGCGTTGCTGGTCGCTTCTTGTGGCAGCTAGGAACTAATACAGTGGATAAGCTTGGGCTTGCTAGCCTACAGAATTGTGCTTTCACTGTGGTGGACAAACCTGTTGAGCCTTTCACTTGGGCTATGGATTTGTTGATGCTTGGCAGCGGTGTTGGCTACAACATTCAGAAGAAGAATGTGGACAAGCTACCTGCTGTTAATGAAAACTTTAAAGCACCTACCAGAGTGGACAGTTCTGGCGCTCAGTTCATTGTTCCTGATAGCCGTGAAGGATGGGTTGCTCTGCTTGGCAAGACGCTGAAGGCAGCGTTCCTTGCCCACAGCAGCGGCAATCAGACATTCACCTACAGCACACAGCTTATCCGCAGTAAGGGCGCACCCATCAAGGGCTTTGGAGGCACTGCCAGCGGGCCTGAGGACTTGGTGTGGGGGATAGGTAAGATCAGCGAGATCTTGGCCCGCCGTGCAGGGCGCAAGCTGCGTCCTATCGACTGCTTGGACATTATGAATATCATCGGTGCTGTGGTGGTGGCAGGTAATGTACGCCGCTCTGCACAGATTGCTATTGGCGATCCTGATGATGTTGAATTTTTGCTGGCTAAGCGTTGGGACATGGGCAACATTCCCTCATGGAGAGCAATGTCAAACAACAGCGTTGTCTGTAACGACATTGAAGACCTGCATGAATTCTTCTGGGATGGCTATGAAGGCAAGGGAGAACCCTACGGTCTGATTAACCTACGTCTGTCCCGTAAAGTGGGACGCTTGGGTGAAACTCAGTATCCCGATCCTGATGTGCAGGGATACAACCCATGTGCAGAGCAGAGCTTGGCTGATAAAGAAACCTGCTGCCTAGCAGAAATCTTCTTGCCCAATATCACTTCTAAGGAAGAGTTGCTGGATGTAGCAACATTGCTATACCGCATCAACAAGCATAGCTTGTCTCTGCCTTGCCATCTTGAGTCTACCCAAACCGTTGTCAACAAGAATATGCGTATGGGCATTGGCATCACAGGCGTACTAGAAAGCAACAAGGAGCAGCTTAGCTGGCTCAAGGACACCTACACCTACCTGCGTGACTACGATGAGCAGTACAGCGCTCAGCATGGCTTTAACAAGTCCATCAAGCTGACCACCATCAAGCCCAGTGGTACGTTATCCCTGCTGCCGGGAGTTACACCGGGTTGCCACCCAGCATATGCGCGTCATATGCTGAGGCGTATCCGCATCAGTGCGAATCATTCGCTGGTGCAGGTCTGCCGTGACCACGGATATCCAGTAGAGTACCAACAAAACTTTGATGGTTCTCTAGACCATAGCACTGTGGTGGTGTCGTTCCCGTTCCGTCATACGGAATTGGCTACGCTTGCCAGCGAAGTGGATGCACTGGATCAGCTTGATACTGTCCGCTGGTTGCAGGAAAATTGGAGTGACAACAGCGTTAGCTGCACTGTCTACTACAAGAAGGAAGAGCTTCCTGAAATCAAGAAGTATCTGAAAAAGCATTACAAAAACTCGCATAAGAGCCTGTCTTTCCTGCTGCATAGTGAGCATGGCTTTAAGCAAGCACCGTTGGAAGAGATTACCGAAGAGCAATACAATGCTTTGGTTGCCTCTACTCGCCTCATCACGCAAGTTGCCGAAGCCACCATTGGCCTTGATGACGAGTGTGCTACTGGCGCTTGCCCAATCAGATGAAAGAGGTAGTCATATCTCCAGCCATGCTGGTTGAGGCCAGAGACAAGGCTGCTGAGATGGGACAGCTACGCAATAGCATCATCAGAGGGGCTGGCAATATTGCTGGCTTCATTGGTGAGGCTATTGCTCAGCAGGTTTTAGGTGGTGAGCTATTCAATACCTACGACTATGATCTTGTGTTACCTGATGGGATTACAATAGATGTCAAGACTAAGCAGACGGGCTATGTCCCGCTACCTAGTTACGACTGTTCTATTGCTGCTTTGAACACTAAGCAAGACTGTGACTACTACGCCTTTGTGCGTGTGAAGAATGACTTCTCTGTGGGCTGGTACTTAGGTGTGTATAATAAAGACCAGTACATGAAGGATGCTGTCTTCATGCAGAAAGGTACAGTGGATCCAGCCAATGGCTATACTGTGAAGAGCGATTGCTACAACATCAAGATAAGTCAACTAAAGGAGAAACCATGACTATCAAACCAGAACGCACCCCGCCTTTGCGGATCCAGTTCGATCAAGGCAGGATGGCCTTTTACAAGGGCTGGCTTGCCAACCAGTACGATCCTGACACAGTGCAGGGTAAGGAGTGGCAGCGGGGCTTCGATAGAGGCTACTTTGAAAACATCTACGCCCTGAAGCAGGGCTTGTAAGACCTCTTGTCCTTAGCTCAGTTGGATAGAGCAACAGCCTTCTAAGCTGTAGGTCATTGGTTCAATTCCAATAGGGCAAACCATCAACTTAAGGAAACAATATGACTATCAATTTAAACTTCTTAAATATTCTTACACTAGTATTTGTAGGAGCTAAGCTCTTCAATGTTATTGATTGGTCTTGGTGGCTAGTGCTGTTGCCTACACTAATCCCACTGGCTATCTTAGTGGTAACATTGATTTTATATCTCTGCTTTGCTAAAGACTAACTCTTCCTAGAAGCTAACCCGCCCTTAGCAAATTTCTGGGTTAGCTCTCTAACCTTGTTGACAGACTGTACTTGTTTTTGTGAGTCTGCTCTGTAGTCTTGTTCAAGCACTCTCAACTCAGTTCTCAAAGATCTGAGTAGGGATGCTTTCTCTTTAGACCCTTGCTTTTCCAAGATGGTGCTTACTGTTTTAAGCATTGAGTCTGTAGACACAACATCTTTCTCCCCTCTGATAACACCTAAGTTAGAAAGTTCTTTGTGATATCGCTGGCCCATCCCTGCCCTAGTGGATGTCAGGCTAGATTTCTCTAGATAATTGTTGAGAAGATTTCTTAGCTCAGTGTAAATCTTGTTAGCAGCAACAACACCTCTTTCTGTGTTCAAATCACCAGCTAAAGAGATAATGTTCTCTTTAATCTTATCTTCTGCTTTTCTTCTCTCCAAGAATCCAGCAGACTTATCAGCCACTTCATTCTTTCCTGATCTAACTTCTAACTGACTACCTGTTCCTTTTCCTTCAGGACGAAGCTTGTCTGTCTCCGTAATCATGTCCTCTGTTTCTTTGAAGCTGGAAGATCTAGGTATGCTCACAGGTCTAATTACTCTATCAG